ACTGAATTACCATAGTCAAGATTACCAGGTACAGCCCATTTTACTCCACCAAGTCCAGTGAACTCAACTTTGTTTAATGTTCCACCTGGAGGTGTTACTCCAGTACATGTTGCAGCTAAAATCAATGGTGTTTCTGAAACATTTAAAGTACCTGAAACTGGTTCATCGTCAAAAGGAATTTTTGGCATTTTATCAAACCATATAAAATGATATCCTGTAATATACGGATCTGCTACTCCAGTAGTATGACCACCCCATCTTCTTGATAAAACATTACTTTGTACATTTGAGAAAGCGTGTTTTAAACTCATATCGTATCCTCCACATTATTTTTCTAGTTTTTTAAATCCTTTTCGGATCATCAGTACATATTTTACATTCAATTCGTAGAATTATAACTATTCATAATACAGTTCTGATTAATGTATTCTTTATATTTTGTTCTAAATTTAATGGTAACTAGTTATTTAAAAATGTCAGCGGATTTAACTCCCTACCTATTGATACTATCAAAAGATAGGGAGTAATAAAAACTTATTTTGATTTATCGTTTGAAATTGAAAGTGAGCGAAAATCCTTGAGTTGATTACCTAATTTCATACTAAGCTTTCTCGCCTGCAGTGCCTTAGTTTTACTTCCACGTCCATCTTTTCCACCTTCTGCTAATTCTGAAAATGCATCAAAGGCTTCTTTTAAACTTTCAACTGATTCATCATATTCTATTAAACTCATAACTTCCTCCTAAAATAATTAATTACTCATACTACTGTATGATTTAATATATGTTCTTATACAAATACAATATCAGCGTGTATACGGAAAAAACAGGGAATAGAAAACTTTTAAATATCCTATTCCCTGTTTACCTATTATTTAATGAAGAAATTTAAACTAATTTTTTCTGCAACTCTAGTAGGTTCTAAAGTAACATTAACATGAAAAGTTTTAGTTTTCTTTTCATATGCAGTAGCTCCAACTTCAACAGTAAAGCTATATAAACCTCTTCTAGATTTAATGTTATCAAGGAATTGTACTATTCCACCTGACACCTGACTCCAAGTAACTTCATCATTTTGTTCAAATATAAAGAAACGGCAATATTGTTCAAGAGCACGTTTGCAATATAGAACAAGTCTTACAATATTTAAGTCTTGTAAAGCACTTGGTTTAGCTTGAGATGTTAATTGACCCCAGTTGGTATATCCAGGATTAAATTTAACAATTGGATTTAATTGTTTCAAGTACATTTGATCTCTTTGACCTAATCTTGGGTTAAATCTAAGTTCTTTAATAGTATCTATAGAAGCTCTATTAAATCCAGCTGCTGCAAACCAAATCTCAGATACATTATCATTTCTTGGTAATAGATATGACATATGATATACTGCTGAGAACCAAACATCTTGTCCAGTAAATGAATCATATACTTTATTATATTCTTCATAAATAGCACAAAAGTAATTATTAAATGTATGAACATCATTACGTTTAGCAATTGAATTATTATATGATGAATTATCACCATTATCCATAATTGCAACACAATCACGTCTGGTTTGAACTAATGTTGAAATACTAGTTTTAACATCAGAAGGATAACCACAATCAAATACTAATGAGAAATAGATATTTTCTTGGTCTAAAAGTTCATCAACTGAACTAGAACCATCAATTTTACTAGTTAATTGTCCAAGATAACCTTGAGATAATAGTTGAGTTGCTCCACCTGCACCACCAGTATTTAAATCTCCGCTTGCATCAAGAAGAGAACCATCACTACCTTTCTTTAATGGAATAGGTTCTGATGATGTAAATGCTGTTGCTACTGATGTAAATGCTTTTTTAACTGTATAAGTGATTTCTCCAGTATCATCAAATAATACTGTATCACCAATCCAATTTCTAGCACCACCAAGAACTCTATCATTATATATTTCAATACTATCTTCATCAACATTTAATCCACCTAACCAACCTTGTAGTTTATTACCACGTTGATCAGTAGCTTCTATACAATAAGTATATGGATAAGATGTAGAAATCCAATCATTAAAATCTTGTTTAGAATCAGTCAATGATGCTGCACCAGTAGATTTATCAATTGAAACAGTACCTATTTCTTTATCATAAACTTTAATTAATGTATCATAACCGCTTGACATAATTTCATCGCCATCAGTAGTCATTTCACATCTTAAAATAGTTGAGTAATTATTAAGAATATATTGAATCCAAATAGAATCTCCAGTGTTATCTTTTGCATTAGGATCAAATGATAATTCAAATGATTCTACAATAACTTCTGATCCATCTTCTTGTTTTTCATATATATCAAGAACATAAATACCATTTAACATTGGATTCGCATGAGCTGTTAATCTTACACTAACTGCATTATAATACTCTCCTCTACCAATTGGATAAAGAATACATAATGGATAAGTATCTCCTGCTTGAGCTAATCCTGTTCTTAATTCATAAATATTATTAATATCTACTGAATTGATATTGTCTAATGATACTGTAGCAGTAGAATCAGTTGCAGCTAAATCTACATTGATTCTTATATTTGAATAAGCTGCATCATCTGGCATGCATCTAATAAAGAATAATGATCCAGATTCTCCAAGATAATTATATGCACAATACATACCCTGACCATAACTTTTTCCATATTCAGTGATATTAGGTTCACCAAATTCAGAAATAAGTTCAGCTCTTCCGCCGATAAATTTTAAAACGTTGTCTTCACCTTTTTTGGTAATACCACAAATTAAACCAATTGTGCTTGGTACTGCTGCAACATAAGTGCTTAAGTCAGTGATTGTAGTATATACACCTGGTGATATTGGACTTGCCATAATGTTTCCTCCTTATAACGGATTCATATTAAATTGTTTGATTGTTTTTTCCGCTCTACATAAGTTTGAAAATCCTTTTGGAGGTATCTCTAATTTAACCTTCATAATTTTTATTAGCAATATAAATACCAATAAAATACTAATTGTCTAGTATCATCTTTTACAATACTAGGAAATGTAACTATACTAAATATATTCCATGGACCAGCTGATCCACCAACATTACTATCAGAAGTAAATAAACCAGCTTCATTTAAATTATACCCGTTGGCATGATCTACTGATATAGTTGTAGTAACTTTTAAAATTAACCATTTATCATCATTTAAAACATCTTGTTGAAATTCTATTGTATCAAAAGGATGTTTATAATATTGTCCGCTTCTTAAATCTGAGCAACTTGAATCTGAAGGATGTATAGGAATTTCGTTTGCTAAACCTGTTAATGTATTTACAGGTACATTAGGATTTAATGGATCACCGGCTGGAGCTCCACCATTTCCCAATCCAAACCAATTTATAAATTCATCCTCATCTGGATCAATATTTGTATTTTTGATATTACATAATTTAGATGCTATCCATTCTCTTCCGACATAAAGAACTAAATTACTTTTACCAACTTTCTGTTTTTTACCATCAGAATCAATAGAATATATTTCAACATATCCTTCTGGTTTTCTAGTTTTAGTATTCACACTATTCAAAGCATCTTTTAAACACGAGTCACCATAATTTTCATCTATATTGACAACTATAGTTTCTGGGTCTTTAATCTTTTTATCATTCATTATGTAACTCCTTTAATCATCATTGCGGATCTACTTTAGCTTTTTATTTTGTTCTTATTTTTTCATGTGATTGGTAGTATTTATAAATAAATGGTTCTATATATATTAATAACTAGTATATATTAATTATAATTTTATTTAATTTTAAAGGAGATTTAAAATGAACTACAAAACAGTCAAGCGAGTTAGAGATAATCTTTCACATGTCATTGAAAATTTTGGTGATAAACCTTTTAGAGCTGCTGATATTCGTAATCAAAAAGTATTTCCTCTTGGAGTTGGCACTGTTGATCGATACTTGAAAAGATTTATACATAATGGTTGTCTTATTTTTGATGAAACTTCTACACAATCAAGAAAGGTTTATAGGATTGAAAAAGCTTTAAATTTTGATAGTTCACCAGAGTTATCAGAAAAAAGACCAAACAATAGAGTATTTATCGATTCAATTACAACCAAAATTATTTCTTCTGCTCCAACCGGATTTTTTACAAAGAAAGATGTTTTGGTTAAGCTTAATGATGAAACTATAAATAAAGGATCATTTGCAAGCGCATTTTCTCCTATGGTTAAAAGAGGACTTCTGCAAAGAACTGGAGGTAAAAAAAATGCTAAATATAAAGTAACATCAACAGGTAAAACTTTTATTAAACCAGAGGTTGAAGTAAAAGTTTTAAAGAAAAGTAACATCCTTTCAATCAAAAATGAATCTTTTTACTTCATAAGATCATTGGAGCATTCAGATATATTTTCAACCCATGATGTAGTCACCTCACTTAAAAAATTATTTCCAGATATTAAAGAAAGAAATGCTAGAACATGTATTACAAGATTTATGAAACTTGGAGTTATAAATAGAACGGGAAAAAATGAATACAAGAAAAATCTTGATTATGATTTTAATGCATTACCTGGCCATCCTGAAACAGTGATTTCTTCTTATAATAAAAATTTTAATCCAAAGGAATGCACCAACAAATATGCAATAGCTAAATTACAATATGCTAAAGTTGCAAAATATCTTGAAGGAGATGTATTAGTTTTTAGTGGACCCAATGTTAAAAAACATGTTGCTGCAACTAAATCAATAACCAAAGGTGTTCATAAATTACATTTAATTGATAATGATCCTCTTGTTTTTAAACATATCTTATCAAAAATTAATAATTTAGATTCTAATGTAAATCTTATATTTAGCAATGTAATGGATATTAGAATAAATGCTCAATTTCAAGATTTAGACTTTTGTTCTTCTTGGATTGGTAAAGATGAAGATGAAGATGATCCATCTGAAATTACTTCAGTTAGAATAATGGAACAGGCAGAGAAAGGATACCCAGTTTCAGCATTATCATTTACATTTTCTAAAAGAGGTATGAATAATATTGATACTGTTAAAGCTATTAATAATATTATCCATACTCTTGGAGCTTCTATTAAATCTTTTGATGGAGTTAACAGAAGTTATGGTAGAGGATATGAGGTGATGAAACAAGTTAAATCAGAAGGTAATCTAAAGTATGGGAAAAAACATATACCAATTTTTAGATTAAAAGGTAGAATAATTGAATTGGATTTCTATACTTATAGAGATACAGGACATATGATGACATGTTTAATAATTTATAAATAAACGGAAAAATGAGGACTCAATCTATTAGTTGAGTCCTCATTAGTCCATCTTTTATTTTTTTTTGTTTATTTTTTATCTAACTGTTACTTGAATATTAGTACCACATTCTGGACAAAACTTTACACCATGTTTTGATTTAGTTCCACATGTAGGACATTCAAATTTTGTTGAAACAAATAGTGGAGTTTTAACAGGAGCATCTATTTTATCAGTACCTTTTAATCTTATAATAACTACACCATGATCTTCAATAGTACCAACATGAGTTGAATTAAAATCTTGATTTAATTCAGATCCAGGAACTGTTATACCTTCTTCAGCTTGAGGAACTTCACACTTACCAAGACTATCCATAGTAACATTACTTGAAATATTAGCACATGCTGTTGGTATAGAATCTGAAGAACCTCTAGCGGTCATAATATCATCAGAAAAACCTTTATAGTTTATATCATTAGTATTACTATAGAAAGATCTATATACTGTTGGATAAGTATGTGTAGTTGTCCAACTATAATCTACCGTTCTTTCAAACCCAAACTTAATACGGATGAAACCATCATCAATTTTATCACCACGATGATCTTGGATTTTTTCTGTTTTTTGAATAAATTTGAAAGCATTCTTAACTGCATTATTAACCATAACACCTTTTAACTCGGTAT